TTTGCTTCAAATAAATGTAGAGTGACTAGTTCTTGACATTCAGTTTTTTTATTTGTATCTGACTTGGATGCTTTGGTGCCATCACCAGCATGTTCAAACATACTTTCGAGAGTGCTTTTGGCTCCAGTAAATCTGTAAAGTCTTTTCTTACTATCTTTCATAAGTATGACCATCGGTGTACCACTTCTGGTTAAATCGATATCATGCTTTAGATTAGTTATAGACTTTTCTTTGTAAAGTTCAAATATATCTCCAGGATTAACATTTTCTTTTCGAAGAATCGAAGCAACATTAGCACCAGCAGAAGTTAGACCTTGTCGATCTTTGACTGCTACCTTGTGTCCTGTACCATACTTATCTTTAAATATATTAGCCATAACACTATTTATTGTACTTAAATTTGTACGAAAGTAAAGGAAAAAATTATGGTTTTATTAAATGCTTGATTTTCTTAGCATATTCAGGTTTTAGGAAGTCAATCTTTGCCCATGGCTCTTTATTATATCCTTCTTCTTCTGCCCATCTAACGAAGAATCCGACTTCTTTACCATGTGCTTCTATTTCCCAAGGAGCATCCCAATAATCCATTTTCTTAGTATTGTATGCTTTCTTTTTATACTTGGTTCTAAACCCATCAGAATATTCATACATATCACCAGATGCCCACTGCTTTACATGACACATTTCATGAGCAATCGTTTCTAGCATATGCCTTAATTTTGATTGTTCTTCTACTTGTATCTTAAATCTTTTAGGACGATATTCTTCGTCATCAATCCAGGATAATCCTTGGACTTGCTCTTTAAGATATAAGTTTTTAGTAATAAAGATATTGACTGTGACAGATGTTCGGAGTCGAACATCCATGGTTTTTCGTGATACCCAGTGAGCAATCGATCTAATAAGTTTTCTCTGCTCGGCAGAACCACCTCTGACTCTTATAATTGCTTTATCTCTGTACCACTTTGCCATCTATGCTATTTAGTTCTCCAAGGATAGTTGAAACCAAGACTGCTTGGTCGGTATTATTATTGTGTTCATACTCTTCAATATAAGGCATAAGCTCAAAGTTGGATAGTATATTAGATAGCTTAGTTTTCCTTGAATTAAGGAATTTATCATCCTGATTATCCCCTCTAGAAGCATGCCTTTCGTCTAGGGTACTTTGGGTCGCTTTTATATAAATCATGCGTATCTCGTGCTCCTGAGCAACGATCTCGGCTAGAAAAGAAGCTGTAAACAGCCTATCTCCTTCAAACACTATATTAACCCCAGATGGTTTAAAAGAGCCTTTAAACCACTCTATCGCCTTCGGCTGTACTGCCATAGATAGTCGGTCAGTACCACAAAACATCTGGCTCTCATCGAAATAATCCTTTCCGAGAACAATGGTATTAAGTTCCTTACACCACATGCCATATAAGAGGTCAGTAAGTTTTACATCCTCCCATTCATAGTCTTTCATCCATGCTTTCATAAGAGTAGATTTACCAGTTGCTGGTTCTCCTCCGATAGCGATTATCTTACCCATTTAAAAAGTGCTCCCCTCTGAATGGAAATCCATCCACAGTAAATATCATTGCTCGGTCTTTTATAGAGCCAAATAATCCTGACTCTGCTTCCATTCTTAACCACTCTGGTAATAACCTCATACGCATATCTTTAAATATTTTTGTAATATGTTGTAGTCCATAATTATCTGCTCTTACTATTCTTTCCCATGCCATATCTGCGTACACTCCAGGATACCGATGGCCAAAGAAGTGATTTTTAAAAGTACACATACAGGACTCCATAGTAAAGTTCCCGATATAATTTAAGTCAGGATTATTAGCAGAGAACTCCTGTAAATATTTAGATGCTTCATTCTTTACCATATCATAATCATCTTTAGTATAACTTCCGTCGAATCCATTCGGTAATCTTTTATCCCAAACTATATCATCTCTACAAAGTAAAAAGAGCATACCATTTCTATGCGATTTACTTCCTGACTTATCTTGAAATAATAAGTCATCACAGTCTGTACCGAACCCATTTAGATATACATACTCTAAATAAGAGAAAGAACTTAACCTCCCGAAAGTATAATATTTGTTATAAACTAAATCCCATAACTCTGTATAACTTTTAGTCGGCGATAACATCTCTGCTTGAGTACCATGTTCAGCAACTAACTTAGCATAACATTTTATAGAAGGAATAAGATCTTTCTTCTGGTATTTTCTATCTGTATCAAACTGTAGTTGTTTCCAGCAATCATTAAACCAATCAGTGAACGAAGTTAATTCATCATCTGCTTTAGGACACTCTGGTAGTTGCTCAAGTATCTGCATAGAGGTAATAGGATTCTGTGTATTACCATTTAGAAAAGCAAACCATAATTTAGTTTCATCGTCCCAGTTATACTGCTTTGCTAATTCAGGCATATACAAATATACTAATCCTGGAAGAACTCCATGTCTTAAATTCATATCATAAAGTTTATCGAAATATGGTTTTCTATTTTCTGGTAATCTACAGTCCATCTAATGTTGCCCTTTCTTCTCCTAAGAAATAGAACCCATTTAGATTTTCATTTAATGGGAATTCTTTTATTATTGTTTCTTCTTTGCCCTTTACTGCTGCAAAGTAAACAGCATTCCTTCCTCTGATTGCTGCTCGTTTAATACTATAACCAAATTTTTTATATAACCATTCAGAGTATGCTCTAATATAATCTTCTTTAGTAAGTAATTTATCTGACTCTAATATCTTTCTATACTTCTCGCCATGAATAGATATATGGTAAGTAATAGAAGTATCTGTCCATACAACTAACTTCGGATCGTTTTCAAATAAAGGAAGAAAACAATCTTTCCACTCTCTTGTTATTTTAAGAATACTAGAACTAGGAAGGTCTAAAAATTTAAGATCGCAATCATTAGAAAACTGTATAGCATTTTGTGCTGACTCTAATCTGAATATAGGTTTTACATCCCACTCCTGTTGCTCAAGATGTTCTATACATTCGGGATCTAATTCACCCACGATATGTTTACTAATGTTAAAAAGTTTCTGAGCAAGAACAGTTTGTACTCCGATACCTGCCATATATTCATGACAGGTGTATGGTTGGTCAGGTAAAATATTTTCTAATAACCATTTCGTTGCCCAGCTTTTCGCAGCAACGAAGTCAGAGTGTTCTGATGCGTAATGTAAATAAGATCTTTTATGTAAACTGACATCGTCTTCGCTCTGTAAAGAGTTAAAATTTAATTCCCATTCCTTACAGATTTTAGCAGTTTTCATTAGAAGAAACTTTCCAGCGAACTTGATTGACTATCAGGATGGTACTTAACAACTGTATCATTTCCTAGTTTACTTTCAAGGAAGTCATACCATTCTTTTTCATCCCACATTCCAGGACTAATACCATTCCATAATGGTCTTTGTAGAGGATGCTCTTTATTAAGTCTTCGATGATTTACATAATCTTCTCTTGCTCTTTCATAATCCCAAGATCCTAACTCTAGCATCTTCTCTCTAAAATAACATACAAAAGATATTCTTTCAGCACTTTCATCATCTAAGACCATAGGTGTATTACCATGAATACCATCGTGATTATTAATTAATAATAAATCTCCTGGACGAATATTTACAGCGACTTTATATTCAGGAAGTATTAAATACCCACCTGAGTATTTACCATTATTAGATACAACTGTAAGATTAGAGAAACCTTCATTTAGATCTCCTTGGTCACGATGATAAGCAGTTCTAAAAGTTTTATTTACAGTAGCAGTAGTAAAGGCAGTTCCAGGAATAATAAATTTAGGATCTAAACTATTACATGCTTCAATCTGTTTACCATATCTTACTGGTAATAATTCTTCGAAACCTTTACTCAACTGCTGTAAGAAAGGAAAGGCTCTTTTAAACTTATCATAATTATCTCTAGTGTAGGTAGTAGGACGACCGAAAGGAATACGAGGATATCTATCAAAGTATCCTGCGATACCAGAGAACACTGAGTTAGCATAAGAAGTTGTAGAGGTAAGTTTATCGTGTACCCTTGTTGCTTCAGCAATCATTTCATCTTTAGGTAATACTCTAACTTCTTCAACCCAGTTTTCAAATACGAAATCTTCTTCTGCTACTTTCTGTGCCAGCCATACTTTACCACGACTATCGTCAGCAATCTTTTCTCTACCTTTATACTCTTGCTTAATAGCTTCAACAGGATCTGAGCCATCAAGTGTAGCAGAAGGTTTCATAAAATATTGAAGTAAAGCATCGTGATAATTAGTCACCCAGTCACGAGTTCCCAAGGCAACAGTCTTTTCTTTACCTGCTGCGAGTCCACGATTTTCAGTAGAACCTGCTGCTTCACGAAGTCCTTTATATGCTTCGTCTTGTTGCTCTTGAGTAAACCAATCTTTACGAAACTTAAATATAATATTAGTTTCAGAGTTCTCTTCACCCATAGGTGTAGGAGCATAGAAATCACAGTCCCAGTCAACTAGTAATTCATAATCTTTTTCATCACCAAATAATCCTAGTTTGTCTTCACAGTCAAACTTTCTTGGTGCAGTTATCACTTTAGTCATACTTTAAATCCTTCCATACTTAATCGTTCACCTGCTTCAGTTTTATCAAACACTGCTCCTATATCTTTTTCTTCTTGGCCAGAGTCCATTATATTAGTTTGAGCAGATGCTTCAACATTATATAACCTCATTTTATTCTTGTCGACACCGACAACGAATCTCTTATAATAATTAGGATCGGAATATCTATTTTTAAGTTGCTTAATCATCCACTGTCCCATATTATCTAACTCTTCACTAGCAATAATCGCAAACATTAGATCGGCAGTAGCTGGTAAACCGAAAGACTCCGAAGTATCTTCAAGACCAACATCAGTATTATTATAACCACCTCTTGTAGTTTGAGTAGCCGATACGATAGGGCAGTTATATTCAACTGCTAAACCTCTTAACTCTTCAGCGATAGATTTAATATAAGAATAAGTATTTACATTCGCACCCATTCTTAATCTTTGACTAGCACATATATTTAGATAATCAACAAATATAATATCTGGTTTAAAACCTTTTTTAAGAGATAGTTCTTCAAGTAAAGCACGGAAGTGACCAGCATGTGCTCCACCTGTAGGATATTCTTTTACGATTAATTTACCTTTATTATGGTCTTTAATTTTATTAATTCTTTTACTAAAGATATCATGGTCAACAACTTTAATTTCATCCATACCCAAGTTAAGTAAGTTTGCGTCTATCCTTTCAGAGATTTTTTCTTCAGCCATCTCCATCGTAATATAAAGAACATTCATACCCTCAGCAAGAACACTAGAAGCATGATGACACATGAATAAAGATTTACCAACACCTGTACCAGCCATAGCTATATTAAGAGTCTTTTTACTCAAGCCACCACGAGTGATAGTATTCAGTAAATCAATATCAAATTTTATCTTTTCTTCAACTTTGTGATAGTAGTCATATCGCTCATCAGAATCTTCTAGATAATCATGACCGACAGAGTTATCAAAACATACACCAAGAGCATCCTGCATCATTTTAGGGATGGCACCCTTATCACGATTTTTATCTCTACCATCAATAATTTTTATAGAGTCCATAATAGTATTATGTACTGCTCGTTCTTTACACCATTCTTCAGTTTTATCATACAACCAATTATCGTTTACTGATTGCATT